ACTAGATGGAGATCTTGTCTTAACGTATTGACAAATACTGATGCTCCAAGGACCGCCGGAACATCCCACGAGAGATCATCAACCTCACCTTTCATAAAGAAGCGACTCCATTGCATGATTGGCAGACCGCCGAGTGAGCCGGGCAGTAGGAGTAGGAAAGTAGCAAATTGTTTGTTCGAGAGGATTAGGGAAAGCATCCGCCGCTCGCTTTGGTAGTTCGGTGAGTGAAATCGATGAGAGAATAATCGCGTCGTGTGGAAGGTCTTCCAGAAGATAGCTTTTGGTGTGTCATAAACCGAATCAGCACATGCCATCGAGCATGCACTGATGCCAGCAACTTCAGTAGAAAGAGATGGTATGTCGATTTCTTCACGCCGGAATGTGCGCGATGCGAATTTAAGATTGTAGAGTACGTGATTGCCCTCCACGTAGATGTCTTTGCTGTAAGTAAGGACGGTACGAGAGTCGATACACTCATCTGGCTTTACTTCGTGGTTAAGTAGACTGCACCGCACCTCCATGACGGCTAGGAGCCTTCGGAGTTTGTCTGCGAGTGATCCAGGTGACTGATCGAACAGAATAGCGAAGATCTGATTGTCCCCCTGACCGGCCATATTGAACGCCAAGTTTTGATCGTGCAGCACCCAGTACATCATGGCGATTGTGCACACAGTCCACAGACCCTGTTGGATGCCCTCAAATCCTCCGCGGTGAGACTTTCTCCAGACGAGGTTGGATGTTGGCCATCGCGTGACAGGAACGTCGGGCCTTGCACCGAAAGGGAGAGTATGCTTGTCTGTGAGTACAATGGTCGCTGCATAAAAGAAAGGATGTGCTTGAGAGAAGACCCCTGGGAGGCCAAAGATATCTTCGAGTATGCGAGAAACCGGGTGCACGGTCTCCTCTCGCCACCGCAGATTCCACCGTGAGAAGTCTACTTCGAGGAGTGTCCGGTCTTTGACCTTTGCATTCTTGACTAGGTTGTACATCCGTTGCTTTGTTTCGGAGTTAGACATGGTCATGGTTTGCTGCGGCATGTATTTTGACATGAAGTGTTCCTTTAAGTTATACTCCGTGCATGTGAAGAATGTCCTGACTTCGAAGGGTAGTTTGCAGAAGCACCTGGCGGCCTTCTTCAGCTCGCGTTCTTTTTGTGTTAGCTCGACGACTCGCTCATCAGCAAGAAATGCTCCGCGTCGTAGTCGATCCACCATCTTCTTTGTATCGAACGATTCCACCGATAAAATCTTCTGCAAAAGCCTGCGAGTTTCATTTCGCGCACCCGCGAACCAAAACTTCGACATTTCCGCGGCACCCGGACAAATGGCCTTGTCATCGAGAAACTTCAAGTAATCCTCGGAGTAGTCGAATTCGACGAACTGGTTGAATTCAATGGCGTCTAGGTCTGAAGTCGGGTACGATCCGAGTGGAAGAGAAGTAGTGCGATTAATGTAGTGTCTCCTCAGAACTGTGTCCTTTGCTGGGGGACACCTCAAAGGCGGCCAGGAGCTATGGCGGTTAATGTAACCTGAGAGAGTTAAGTGTTTGAACATCCGGGTCATTTGCCGTACCGCGAAGGGTAGTATCGTTCCGACCGGTTGGGCCTCGTCACGTACGGATTGCGCGGAGAGCTCGGCGTAGACTGTGGGATGGCCAGACATTTTGGAGAGACCGAAC